TGGTCCATATTGATTGCTGAGAGGTCCAGTATTCGTTGTTGCCCCGCTTGTACTCATTGGCAAACCACGAATAATGCTGCTCATAAAGTCCAGCTGCTGCTGTGGATACTGCCGCTGGTTCAAGAAATCCTGATAAGCAAGATCAAGGCTCTTTTGTTGCTGACCTTGCTGCTCTGCACCAACACCAGCCAATGCCGCAAGATCCTTCAGGTTCATTGCTTGGCCCTGCTGAGCCAGCGAACCAGTTTGAGCAGCAGATGCAAGCTGATCGCGCAATGTTTGAGATGACATATTTCCAGCAATCTGGCCCAGCGTTCCAAGATTCTGCTGCTGGCCAAGGCCAAGATTGCCCATTGTGGATGCAAGCTGGGCTTGACGGGATTGATCCGTTCCGAACAATTGGCCAGCGGTCGTGTAGGCATCGGAGAGAGCTTTGTTCTGTGCAGCCAATGCACTTTCTTGCGTATCACGCAATGCTCGGCCAACTGCAGCTTGCTGTCCTGTAGAACCAAACTGACCAGCACGGATGAAATTGCTACCCACTTGAGGAAGTAAATTTTCAGAAAGGTTGCGCCCAGCCAATTCCCCAATGCGGTTAACAACATTGTTAACATATGGGTTCATGTAATTCTGGACATTCTGACCAGTAAATGTCTGAGCCGCCTGATTGGCATAAGGCTGAGCCATGCCCGAAGCATTGATACTAGCCGCTGCCGATAGCTCAGGATTAGAAGCATTGGCAGCATTATAGCCAAGTGCTTGCTGGGTAACGTCCAAAGCTGAAGAAATGTTAGGGGTATATTGGCCAACAGATGCTTCAGTTTGCTGCTGAGCCTTTAATTGATCCGGTGTAAAACCTGAAATTCTGGGAGCCGTATAAGCCTGATATGGCTGACCTGCCACTGCATTGGACTTGTTCAAAAGACCTTGCGTGTAGTCCGACATGAATTGAGGAATATTTTGCTGAGCTGTACCATATTTGGTGACAGATGGAGGAGGGCTTCCTTGGAAAAGGAAATCTAAAACACCTGACATTTTATGCCCCCTTTATATAGGAAAGTGGATTTTTTGCATCTGGGGCGAACTTACCTTTTGCAAGTGCATGACCCTTCTGTTTTCTAATAGCTTCCCGCATAGCATCGAGCTTTTGTGCGCCAGCATCTGATGAACCGTCCCCAAGCATTGAGACAGTCTGGGCGTCAATAACATACTCACCATTGGATAGTTTCGCTGGAATATCATCAGATGTCCCTGTTCCACCGCCTTTGACATAACGGCCTTGTGCAGCTGGTAAAGCATTATTTGAAAAAAATGAAGCCTCTCCACTATTTACCCCGTAATTAGGAGTAATTGTTGGATTGTTAAACTTCCGGTTGAATTGCACATTTGATAGGTGCTGAGAATTGGTATTGTCCGGCGCCCAGCCTGAAGCATAAGTTGGAGGAGGCTCTTGTTTCTTTTGACCCAAAGCGGCAGCGGTAAGAAGAAGCGGTGCAGCTTTTAACAAGCTCGATGTAATGCTTGACCCACCCTTGGCTACCCCACCAATGCCGCCCATGCCATTCCCAACAGCAGTCGGATCATAGCTTGAGCTGGCAGCTTGAGCAGCGCTTGTTGCAGCTGGAGAAGCTCCAGAAAACATATTGAGTCCAGACAAAGCCCCGCCCGTACCAGTCAGTCCCAATCCACCAAGAACACTAGGGGACAGGCCACCAGCCAAGGCGCCAGTGCCAATATTACCACCCATAAGAGCATTAAGACCTCCCCCTACAGCTGCTCCGCCAAGTGCGGAAGTCAAAGCTGGTGATGTAATTCCAAGAACGCCGCCCAATGCGCCACCGACCGTTTCTCCCAAGCCCGGAGCAACGACATTGGCGACGACAGGCATAAGCCAATCAAGGAATGAAAATTCAGGCAAGCCAGTATGCGGGTTGGTTCCGCCCGGTCCAAAATGTTCTTTTAGCCATTTGAACTCAATAGGATTAACGTGGACCAGCATCGTATCGCCGCCGCGCCCAGCATCACGGACTTCTTTGGCTTTGTCAGCTAATCCGCCCTTCGCCATAGCTTGCTGCGGCGGAGGAGCAAAATTCAACATCACTGACATTAGATCTGATGCTGCCATCTTTGACCCCGTTAAACCGCTATTTGCAAAAACCGCTCTGCCCAGTCTTCCCAATTCTGAAATTGGGATGGATTCGGAGCAGTGGCTTGCCACCTTGTATTGATAAGAATAACACCTATTGCCCAATCGCGCCACTTGGAAGGATCATCGAGACGGCCAATATTTCCACCGCTTCCACTATTAATGAGGATCGGCGTCATTTTATCTGTCCATTCCGTTACTGTCATGCCGCGTGGGATAATGCCAATCATTCGATAGCTCCCAGCATAGTTCCGTCTGCAGCCTCAATATGAGCCAAGCACATACCCATCTGGTAATTCCCACCAACGGTATTACTGCGGAATTTGAACCGCATTTCGCGCCGTATTTCTTTAAAGAAGACGACCTGCTCAGGCGGCGACGTAGGAGAATCGGGGAAGCTCATCTCCATGCTGGCAATCTCTTTTGACCGAGCATTGGCTCTGCCAGTAATGGTGCAAGTCATTTCGCCAGATTGGACAAAATCAGGTTCGACAATTGTAACCCGCATACTACGGTTTTGAGATTGCTCGGCAGCTGGCAATGAAATATCGCTGGTTTCAAAGTAAGAATCGATCGGATTAATGGTTGATCCAGCCAATTCATCTGTGCCAATTTCATGTTGCCATAGGCTATAACCAGTCAAAGCGGAAACAAGGATTTGGAAGCCAGCCCCAGATCCGCCAAGATAAGTATTGTTCACTGTTAATACATTATCTACAGCAAAATTAGATCCACCATTCGAGACAACAACACTGGTAACAGCTCCACCAGATACTGTAATGTCAAAAAATGCGTCTCTGGATGACGTATTTGTCTGATTGATAACAGGGACATTGTAATATGTTCCGTTCACATATCCAATTCCGCCCGTTAAATTATATACAGTACGAATAGCATTGATGGATGTTGCACCCATCATAAGTGGATATTGGAAAACACGCGCAAACTGACCGTTTGAACGCCCTTCTGTTGGTAAAATTGTATCATACCAACAATCTTCACGGATATTATAGATGACCGCATGAGTACATTCTGTAGCGTCACCAAATGGGAAGCACCACCAAATCTCACCCCAACGTGGAATTTTGACAGCAAAAACCTTCTGGCGCTGAGAGAAGTTTAAATTATCATAGAACCAATTCAAATTAAGACTATTTTGAACTTCTCGCACCACGCCGTTGTAGGACAAGAATCTATCCGTACCAGCCCAGAAATATATGCCATCATATTCTACGATGGACTGCGATGATAGGATCGATGATTCATCGGAAATAGTATCGAACGAGAACACTGGATCGCCGCCGATATAAGACATTCTTAAAAGGCTATCGAGACTCCAAAGCAACGAAGATGGAGAGTTGGAAGCGCCACCACGAGTATTAATACCAGCCACAATCTTCTGAGCCGTAACATAAGCCTCTGCAGATCCACCAACTGTAGGTGTCCAATCTGATGGATCGCCGGGGTTCGACCAAGAAACATAACCGTTATTGCCATAAACAACGGTATAAGGGTGCATGACCAGCACACCGCCCGATACAGATGGCGCATTTGGAAGCTTAATTAACTTGGCTGTACTAGTAATGTCTCCAATTAGAACCGGAGTATTGGTTGCAGAAGCTATGTCATTTAAATTTGGCGCCGGATGGGCAAGAATAGCTGTGTTCGACGTTACCGTGTCAAAAATAGCATCGATTGACCATAAATTATTAGGCGTAGCTGTAAAATCCGATACTGGGGTTCGATCTTGCAGAACGGAAGAAATGCCTTGAGGATCAATTGCTATTTGCTCAAAATAGCTTGCGCTGCCGCTGGTCGTATATAAAAGCCCATTAAATGGATAGGTATACATACCCCTAGATGCGCCAGAAAATCCGTTAGATATTTGGCGGTATCCACCCATCTTACGAGGCAAGCCACGCTGAAAACGGCACCATTGACCATCGACGTAGTAATCACCTTCAAAGATAGTACCATCACGCTTGATGCCAGCTTTTGATGATATATGAACGGGACGTGGTGCCATTATCCGAGACTCACAGCTGCAATGTATGAATCTTTTGAAGCAATAGCATCTACTTCAGCGGTTGAATAAACATCTAAAACTGCCCTAGCTTCAATGGCGTCAATCGTTGCTACACTAACTTGAAAGCCAGATCCAGTACCCCCAAGATTTGCATTTGAGGCTGAAAGAAGATTGCCAACATTATAGCCAAGGCCCGGATCAGTTAAGATAACAGATGAGACAGCAGTGCCTGAAACTACAATAGTGGCTAATGCCCCACTGCCAGATCCGCCAGTAAGTGGTACGTTAGTATAGGTTCCGTTAACATAACCGCTACCTGCTGAAACGCTTGTAAGTAAGCCAATGCTGGCATCAGTAGTAAATAAAGCTTCTCCTATTGCAGTACCACCAAGCGTTGAAAGCGCTTCTGTAGCTGAAATTTGCGTAACTGTGACATTAAATCCTGAACCTGTCCCACCAAGATTAGTGTTAGAAGCGGAAAGAAGATCGCTTAATTCATAGCCAAGGCCCGGATCTGTAAGGGTAACAGATGAAACGCCAGTTCCAGAAACAGTGATATTGGCTAATGCACCAGTTCCAGAGCCACCCGTTAATGGGACATTTGTATAGCTGCCATTGACATAGCCACTACCTGCCGTTGGGCTTCCTAATTTTGCAATCGAGGCTAGAGTGGTGAATAGCGCCTGACCAATTGTCGTGCCACCAATAGCAGCCCGGCCTTGGGCCTGAGTTACTGCATGGAAGCTTGCAATGCCGACTGTGCCACCGCCAAGATTGACCAAGGCTCCGGCAGCTGTTGTGGCGCCTGTACCACCTTGGATGACTGGGATTGGGAATGAAATACCAGCCGTAGCAGCATTAACGACATTTATTCCATCGCAATAAAGAATAACTCTCGATCCTTGCGGCACTGAATAGCCAGTCCCTGCAGCTGTCTTAACCGTAAAGGTATAAGAGTTTGTTGTAGCATTATCGACCCAGTACTGTTGGATCGTTGGAGGCACGATAATCGTCCTATTGCCTGTTAAAGCGCCTGTAAATTTATAAGCAATAAGGTTCTGTTCAGCTGTCGAAAGCGTGTAATTACCAGATCCAGCTACGTTGATTGAGGTATAATTAAAGGCAAAATTGACGTTTTGTCCGTATCCGACAGTGAAATATTGCGTTCCATCGCAAATAACAAAACAGGAATTTTGCGGTGCAATATCTTTTGTAGCAATGCCATCGATGAGATAGCCGCCCGTAGGATCAATTGTTAGCGTTCCAGTTCCTTGGTTTCTTACAACAATAAACCAGTCATTGCCCATTGTGGCAGGAAGCGGGAGCGTCAATGTCCCTACGCCACCTGACCATAATAGAAGTGAGGATCTATCACTATTACCAGTTGTATAATTGGCATTAAACTGGGTTACTGGCGTCGACTGATTGAGTGTTGTGGCGATGGCCTTGATGCCATATCCGGCCAAGGCGCCAGCGGAAGCCGATGACGTTCCGACGCCATACTGGAGAATTTGCCATACGCCATTGGCAGATGTGTTATCTGCTACATAAACCTGCCAGAGCTTACCGGAAGACACGGAAGCAATCGTATTCCCGCTAAAATCAACAACTGTAAAGGTATACGTACCTACGTTATTGAATAAAATAGCTTGGCCAGTAGAGGCCAGATTAGCAGCCGGAAGAAATATATTAAGGCCACCCGCAGTGCAGTTAACATCGATAATGTTAGCCGCTGGATATTGCGGGGCGTTCCTATCTAGCGACCACTCAAGAACCACATTCGATGTGTCTAAATCAAATGCAAAATATGTGAGCTGGCTTGGATAGATGGTCGTTCCACCAAAAACACTATTATAGCTCATGTTATGCCTCGGTTCTTGCAGTGGACCGATCAACGATCCTCGATAGATCTTCAGAGTTAATAGCCTGAAGCGCGTCTTGATAGAAACTCTTCCAGACTTCAATGCGTTCGTCGTTCTTTAAGAACGGAGTAGCTTCCAGTAGCGCACCATATAGAATAAGCTGCGGAGCATAATCCGTAAGCCAATTTGTCTGATTCGTAGTGCTGAGCAAAGCAGGAAGCTCGTAATATAGAATCTCAAATGGGTAGGCTTGATTTGGCGTCGGGCCAATAAGCCAATTATTATAGTTATAATCCGCATAAAACTTAGGCTGACCAGTTTGGGACTCATCCGGCCAATAGTTTCGAACGTACTCATAGCTGCGCGGGAATAATGGTGTCCGCGTCGAGTTCGTTGTTCCGGTGCCAAAGTTAATAGAGATAGTCTTTCTCCAGCGGTCTGGCTTTGGATAGACTGAAACTCCAGTCTGCATATCCGAATTAACCGCAACAATAAAACCTTCAACCTTCAAATCTGCTGAAATCCGCCGCTCAGCTAAAGTGATAAGGCGGGGAATCTGCTGATAGACAATCGGATCGACCGCAGCCGAAGCTCCACGCTCCAGATAGTTCTGGATGTCGGTCTGAAGCTCATTGAAAGTCATTCCGGTTTGGGAAATGGTCATCTCGGTTATCCAACCATATTAAAGGCTATCTTTTCGACTTCGGCCACCCGTGTACCCCAGCCTTTTCCGAAAGTACTCCAAGTGGGTAATCCTTGCAAGAAAGCTAATCTTGCTTCGCAGATTTCTGTAGCAATCTCACGAGGGTTTGCCGCTTCAAGAGCATTAAGTGTGGCTGGGCCAATTTGTCCGTCTGAACCAACACTGAGTACCGACTGAAGGGTTTTTGCGGCGCGGGACGGCCCCGAATTGATGGCAAAATCAAAGACTGCATAATCTACGCCCATAGGCAGATCATCCCCTTTGATGGTATCCCAATATTTTGCCTTGTAAAGAGGCATAACATCGTTAGGTTTCAATGATTTAATGTCATCTTTTGTGACTGGATGTCCGACCCAAGCCTCCCAAGTTGCCTTGGTGCAGCC